ACCCAACGAGGGCGCAGAACGCCCAAAGAATAAGTGCTGATGGGTTAATTCTCATGGTGTCACCCGATACCAGATGTAGCCGAACATAAAGCACATGCTAGTGATGATGCCGATCACCACACCCAACGTGACCAGCCCCTCCATCACATCCCAGAACAGATTGCGATCTAGCGCGCGTGTTTTGCGCACTGGGCAATCACGGCCTTGGGTGCAGTTACCGTAAGAGTCACAGCAGTTCATGGCTTTTTCCCTTCTTTCAAAATCTCCAATCGTTCCCGATTGGCTCTGAGGGTGCAGTAGCGTTGGTGTATGCGCTCTAGCATAGAAACACGTTTATGTTTTGTGCGCTCCTCATTCAGCAAAACCAACAAATCGGTTTCGCTGTAATTAGGCAATTCACTCTGAAATTTTCGCCAGGTCAGCAATTTTTCGCTCCAGTTCAGCAATCCTTGCGGTCACTTTGTTATAGGCCCGCGACGCGCTGTTTTGCGTCCGAGTACGAATAGCTAGTTCCGCTTGCGCGGTTCTTAGCTTTGCTTTGAGGTGTGTGAGTCGGTTCATGTGCTAAAGTTTATCACAGTTCTTAGCGTGTCAACTGTTTTTCTTAAACATCATTCCATCGCGCTGACCTGGGGCAATCACAATCCAGCCGTTTTCATGGTCTTTAATCAAGCCAGCATCAAGCAATGGTTCAATGTATTTGCCCTTCTTGGTGTCTGATGAGATGTAATTTGCCAGTCGAGCGTATTTGTTGTTCTTAGAGCCAAGACCATTGGCGCCTGCCCATTCAAAAAACGCGCTGCGGGTAAGGTACGGTGCGCCGCCTCGATCTTCTGCGCCGGTAGCAAACCATGCGCGTTCAAACGATGAGAAGCCAAGAACATCGCCCTTGCTTTCGCCTTCTGGTGCTTCGCCTTTGACCACCACTGCGCTAGTGACCTGATCTCCGTCCTCATCCAACCAGCCGGGTATTGCCACTGATTCAAGTTCAACATATATGGTTTGCGCCATCTCGGCGTCTTTGCTCTTGCGCTGTACGATCTCCATTGGTTTGCCCGGCTTGCTTGGGACAATGCTGATCTCAATGTCCAATGCGCCGCGCCATGCGCTTGAGCCTCGGGCACGGTGCTGGGCCTCATCTGACACGCCGGTATGGTGAACCAGAATTACTGTGCAACCAAACTCTTGCATGAGCGCAGCGCAAGCGTCTAGCATGGTCTTGGCGTCCTGTGCGCTGTTCTCATCACCGGCCATGAATCGGTGCAAGGTGTCTACGGTAATGACGCTTGGCTTGATCTTGAGCGCCCTGACTGCTTCTAGCACTCTCAAGTAGCCTTCGGTGGTGTTGAGGTCTAGCCCTGACTTGCTTACCCACATATTGAGGGCGCTGACTTTGTTGTGGTGCTTCCAGGCGGCTATCCTGCTTCGCAGGCCGTGGTGGCCTTCACCAGCCAAATACACCATGTTGCCGGGTCTAACCTTGTGGCCTAACCAGCTTGTCTTGCCACTAGCAATGTGCAGCATCCAGTCCAGCGTTACAAAGGTCTTGCCGCCACCACTAGGGCCATGCACCATCACCAAGGCTTGGTCTTGTATCCAATGCTTCACCAGCCACGAAATAGGCGCTGGCTGCTCTGAAAACCCGTCAGCATGGACTAGGTAGTCTGTAGCCATTAATGGCTTTAAAAGCAGCGCTAAGTCATGCCCCTCCTGAACGTAGTCATTGGCGTCACCTAGCACCGGCGGCATTGTCATACGAACCCCATACTTTGCACTGGCTTGCTCGGCGTAGCGTTGGCCTACGCCACTGGCGTCATTGTCGGCAACAATGCAAATGTCAAGCGTGGGGTGTGATTCTTTGAGGATGCCGCTAATTGGCACTAGGTTGCTGGCGCTGTAGGCTACGGCGCAGGGCTTGCCTGTCACTTCTGAGATGGTGGCCGCTGTGGCAAAGCCCTCTGCAATGTAGAGCGTGTCAGCATCTTCCACGTTGCCAAGCAGCCAAAACATGGAGCCGGTAGCACCGCCTGGGTGGTACTTTTTATCGCCATCACCGGCAATGTATTGGATGCTAGAGAGTTCACCATCTTCGTTAAACAGGGGCACCATGAGGCGCCCATCACCCGTTACCCTTGCACCGTGTGGTGCAATCTTTTTCTTAGCCAAATAGGGGTGTTCTGGACTGGCTGCGCTGCCTTCTGACCAAATGATCTCCACGGTCTGCGCTGCCACTTCGCGGGTCTTGGCCTGCTCCGCATCGCGCTGTGTCTTGGCCTCTGACAAGCGCCGCGACTGCGCCATTTCTTCTACAGGCGTCAGACTGCGCCCTATCTCTGCCTTCCAAGTAAGTTCTACACCCGAGCGCCAGCAGCCAAAGCGCCCTGCCGGTACGCCATCATTAAAGGCTATGTACCAGCCAGGCTTGTCGTGCCCTTTCTCCCCCTTGGTGCCGCTGTTATAGCGGTGGACTTTGCCATCCAAATAGATCGTTTCCGGTGGCTTTAGACCTGCGCCAAGCATGGCGTCTTTTAGCTGATCCTCTGGTGTGTTGATGTGTTTTTGTGCTGGTGGCGACCAAGGGCCACCGAGGATACTTGCGAGGTCTGACATTTATTTTTCACTCGTTGTTAAAAAGTTGTTGACACTGTATCACAGACTTGTGCTATGATCTAGCCACGCTTCGAACTGAGTCCAGACGGAAGCGCAAACACAAGGAGAGCCACATGGCTATATCGTTGAAACGCACCAGCGGCCTGACAGCCAACGGTGTTAAGTTGCTGGTCTACGGGCCAGCCGGTGCGGGTAAGACAAGTCTGATCAAGACGTTGCCAAGCCCCGTTGTATTGTCTGCCGAGGGCGGGCTATTGTCCATCCAAGACGCTGACCTGCCTTACTTGGAAATTACAAGTATGGATGACTTGCGCGAGGCTTACACATGGGTGCTGGAGTCCGAGTACAAAAGCGTAGCCCTTGATTCCATCAGCGAGATCGCCGAAGTCTGCTTGAATCATGAGAAGAAGGTCAACAAAGACCCACGCGCTGCCTATGGCGCCATGCAAGAGCAAATGGCTGACATCATTCGGGCATTCCGCGACATTCCAGGGCGTCACGTTCTTATGACCGCCAAGCTGGAGAAGACCCAAGACGAGATGGGTCGCGTACTGTATAGCCCTTCCATGCCAGGCAACAAAACCGGCCAAGCGCTGCCGTACTTCTTTGACGAAGTGCTGGCGTTGCGGGTTGAGAAAGACGCCGAGGGCAACACCCAACGTGCTTTGATGTGCGACTCCGATGGCCTGTGGCTGGCTAAAGATAGGTCAGGCAAGTTGAGCGCATGGGAAGCCCCTGACTTGGGCGAGATCATTGCCAAGATTGGCGGTGCAGCATGATTCCGGCAATTGAAGACATATTCCAGGCTTTGTCTCGTGGCGAGATGACGTTTGATGACGCCGAGAATTTCGTGCGTGCGCATATTAACTTGGTTAGCGATCAAGACAACATGCGCGACGTGTTTGCGGGCTTGGCTTTGAACGCGGGCTTGCTGAATTCTTCTTTGCCTGTTTCTGCGGAACACGCTGCCTTGCACGCGAAACGTGCTTACCAACAAGCAGACGCCATGCTGAAAGCGAGGACAGCATGAAGACCACCATCAGCCTTAGCGACTTGATTGAAATCCAGAAGGCATTCCTTACCCTTTATCAACTGGTCAACGAAGTGCAACTTAGTGCATCACAGTTTGACCGCAAGATGGATTGCATCACGGGCCGCGTTGTGCTTGACCGCGTGATGAAATCTTTAAACGCTGAATTTGAGGTGACACCATGAGCTTATACCAACGCTGGCTTGACGCCAAAAAAGTTGAAACCAAGGCGGTTGCTGATCGCCGCGAATTGGAAGACCAGATGGCTTTGGACTTTGCTCTGCCAAAAAATTTGGACGGCACCGTCAAAAAAGAACTTGAGGGTTTTACCGTCAAGATTGAAGGCCGTATAAACCAAAAGATTGACGCTGAAAAATTGCAATTGCTTGCCGCTGAGGCCGGTCTGTCTGAACACCTGTCCAGCCTCTTTCGCTGGAAGCCCGAGATCAATGCAAAGAATTGGAACGCA